GCCCGGGGGCGGCGCCCCGCCCGCGAGCTCGCCACACGCGAGCCTGTGGCTCGGAGTGGTCGATCTCGAAGCCCGGCCAGGCCCTGCCGCCGCCCCCGGGCACCGATTCTGCCCCCGAGTACTGCAGCTGTCCCTTCTGTTCCCTTCGGAACCTGGCGGGTGTTGTGGTGGCATGCGTCAAGCAGTCGCGGTGCTTGACAGGTGTGGGATCGCAAAATGATCGTAAATGCGCAGGTGACGGATCATTTTGTGCTTGTCAGTTTCAGATCGCCCGCAGACTTACCGAGCAAATAGGTGATACTTTCATTGAGATGTTAAGGGATTGAGGGAAAGTGTGTATGAGAAAACGTGCGGCGGGTGTAGAACATTTGTTCATTGGTCAGGTTCCCAATGAAAAACTGCCAAAAAGCGCACGAAACTATTATTAGTAATACCGCAAATTAACTTGTGGCTACATGATGGTAAGTCAGTAACGCGTTGCTAGGTATCCATTTACGCAGTAGTGTTCATTATGCGGATCCCAAGCCTAACCATACGGTATGGTCCGTTGAATCAACATTGGAGTGAGTATGTCCCAGTTAGTTCACAGGGCGTTCTTGGCGACCCTGGCGACCGGCGCGATGGTGGCGTCCGGTGCAGCCTTCGGTGCCCCCGCGTTCGCGGCGCCCGCCCCCGACATGTACGGCCCGACCATTTCCGACGTCGAAACCACCAGTGAAGGTCTCGGCGGTTCGGTCTCCTTCGTCGTCGAAGATATCCCCGGTCTGTCCAGCATCGACCTGCGCGACCCCTCGACCGATGCGATCTTCTATCGCCGCGTCGTCGACTTCCCTGGCAATGTTTCGGCTGACGGTGTCCACCGCTACACGTTCGACATCAAGTTCTCCGACATACAGGCCGCTTGGACCAAAGCAGGCCACACGGATGCTCTGCCCGCTACGGTTAAGCTCGTTGCGTGGGGCAGTGATGGCCTGCCCTCCAAGCGAGCCGATGTGGCCCTCGAACCCGTGGCCATGACCTCGCTTGACTTCGGCATCGAGTCCGGCAAGCTTGACCTGCGAGTCGGCCAGCAGACGAACATCGGTGTCACGCACCAGCCTGAGAACGCAAATAAGACCAAGATCAATTGGTCCGGCGACGACATCGACGTCCTGAATGTCGATGAAAAGTCGGGCCTCGTGACTGCTCAGAAGGAAGGCTGCTCGGACGTCCGGGCTGTCGCCGACTACGCGGATCCGATGGTCTTCGATCCGGTGATGGCTACTGTCAACGTCTGCGTTACCGAGCTGGGCGAGGACGAGATCGCCGTCAATCACCTCCGCGTGGACCTGGCGGAGGGTGAGACCGTCACCCTCAAGCCGCTGCTGCCCGAAAAGTTCAAGGATGCCACCCTGTCCTGGGGCTTGGAGTACGACGGTGTGGCCATTCTGAAGGCGGCCGATGACGGCAAGAGCGCCACGATTACCGGCGGTAACTCTCTTGACTGGGATCAGGTCAACCTGACCGCCACCCTGGCCGACGGAACCGCGGCGACGGCGACGATGATGGTTGCCGTGACCTCATTGGTATAGGGAATTCCCCACACCATACCAACGGTGTTGACAAACGTTGCCAGTGCGGGAACCCACAGCAGAGCAACGTTCTTGAGCGCATCGTAATGATGGTTCTTCATGATTCTTTCCTTCCGTCGCTACCTTTAGGTAGCATTGGGAGATCTTCGACCTCTTCGAAGATCCGTCGTCCCAATCCATTGCCGCCCATTTCGACATACGGCTTATACAAGTAGTTGTAAAAGTCGTCGTACTCATCAATTAGGATATAGCCCCTCTCGATGTAGTACCGACCGAGCGTGATGATTTGCGAGCGAGCCACGCCGATGAGAAGATCATCTACGGCATGATGCTTGGTGGATCTGGCTTGAAGCCAAGCCCATAAGCCCGAGCCACCAAGAAGCGCTGAACCCAAAGGCAGGAGGACTTCGATAAGTCTTCCTACATCCATTCTCCCGTGACGTCCCTCCCATCTTTGTAGAAGTGATCTGGTTGAACCTTGACCGAATAGTTGGTGATCTGACCGCCACTGATAGTTCTACTAATAACATATCCTGTAACAAACATACCGAGAGCTGAGAATGACACAGGCCTCCCGATAGTCAAATTACCAAAGTCCTCGCCATTTAGTTTATCAACCTCAACGGTCGATGTCTTTAGTTCTCCAGGCCTAATACCAATAGTAAGAGGTCCCCACTGTTTCTTAGAATCACCTTGAATGGCGGTCTCGTAACGGTAAGCACCTTTGTACTCCCCGCTATCGAACATGTACGCGTGATTCTGCCTCCATGTTCGAATGTTGCCTCTAGACGAAACTTTATAATTCCCAGAATCTAAAGTATCGATAATTGTCCAGTGCGTTGGATTTTCGGGGAGTCTTCTCGTGAACGAAGATTTCACATAATCCATACCATCGATAGATACGAATGAAGTATTCCGATCTAGATCTAAAAGGGCTAGATCTACCTCAGTGACTCCATAATTCGATGCATAAGGCACGATGGTCGAAACTAGTGCTAGGTTTCGGCTAGCAATCATATCGCATACCAGATCATAAACTGATGTAGCCGGATCCACGTCTACATCATTAAGATCCGTATAAGGAAGTGAGCTAGCCCAATTGAAACCCATTCTCTGATTTGGAACGGCATTCATCCATCTGAAGAAATTATAGTATGTTTGACCATCAGATCTGGGTTTAAACTTGTCTCTTTTACTATACGACTGCCAATTTCTACGCTTTAGAAACTCCCAGGCCGATGTGCAGTTAACCTCTACGACACCGTTGAAGTCCGTTGTTACGGATTCGACTATGAACGCCAAATTTGCTGCTGAAAAAACGGCTACTAGGCTACCTGGAATAGGGGCGTTAGGATCGGTAGACCTAAATTTTAGAGACGAGGTCTTTAGATCTTGATTGATTAGAAGGTCAAAGACCGGGTAGGTGTCAAACTGTGAAGTCCTTGGTTTATGGACTTGTACCGTAGTTGGCATTGGTTACAGACCTCGTTTCATATGTACAAATCTAACCCAGGAACTTGCTTTTCCTATCGGCATCCCCATCTGATACCCCTTATCACCGTAGTTAGCTATAACTTCTCTGACTACATTGGCGCCAAACATAGGGTATGCGTCTTCAATGTATGCATATGAGGTTATGCTGTTCGCACCCCCTACAAAACTGAATGATTTACGTCCTTGGGCAGATGTTTGAATCCATGCTTCACATGGTTTGGTCGCGTCTTCGGTGCGGACGTACATTTTGTAAGGGAAGTTATTGACACTTACAGTTTCAGAATTGCCTTTGTAGCCCGGAGGTAGTGCTAATGCTAGCCCCTCAATATCTCCCTGCACATTCAACTCTGTTAGTCGATTAAAGATGGTACTAAACTGAGAATAAGAGTCGGCTTTAGGTGTATTTTTCAGTTTATAGTAAAAATCAAGAACCGAGCCTCTTAGGAAAGGCTTGGTTGTTGAAATGGTGAATTCGATTGTGGCTGGATTTGCAGAATAGTTATACTTGATCTCCCTAACGATACATGCTTGAGACCAGCTAGAAGTGGGGGTTTCTGAAAGTGTCGCGGTCGATACGTCGTTTTGGGTCGTGTATTTAATACTTAGACCGGGAATGTCTGTATCGGTTATAGTTACCTCAGATTTCCTAGCAACTCCGGCAAGGAAATTAAGAATCGATTCGGGGGTACGCTCGGTGATAGTAACTACGGGTGTAAGACGAACGTTGATGTCGATAGTTGAAGACTCGACGCTTGTAAGATTACCATCCGTAAAACTAAAGCTAGTTTTATCACCGAACGTACCCTCGATGATTTGGGCCACCCATCCCTGTTGAATGACGTTTAGGTCGAAATCTAGCCTTTTAAGGTTGACGAGAGACCAAAGTGAGATTCTTGAGATGGGCATAACGATCAAATCCTTTTCATTCGTTCGATCTGGCGTTCGGTCTGACGATAGATCTCGTTCAAATCGAGCGCCTTTGGCGATGTATTGTACTGGTTGAAGACCGTTGGGGTCTGGTTGTTCTTCAGTTCCTCGCGAAGTGCTCGGATCTCTTGCTGCATTTGGCTGCCATTTTGAACCGATGAACCAATAACGGACGCGTGAACGCCGCTTAGTTCTAGGTCGCGTAGGCTTTGGATCTCGGACGTATCGACTGTGGGCTTAATCACAGGCGCGTAATCCATGTTGACATCCATGGTGTCGAGAATCTTCTCAGAGATATCCTTCAGATCGCGGTAAACCATGTCCTCATTGTCTCCGAGGCCCTTTGACATGCCAAGCATCATGAACTTCGCGACTTCGGCGAACTTCCTTGAAGGAGAGTGAATGCCGAGGAAGCTCTTGACGGTATCGAGACAGCTACTCGCAAGGTTACGCATGACGTTAAGGACTGCGTTCTTAGCGTTGTTGATGCCATTCTTGATACCGTCAATGATGTTTCTACCGATCGACATGGCGTGAGATCCGATGTCACCGGCAACATTGTTGATGTCGCCGAAGATGAAGTTCTTGATACTATTGACCAGCTTATTAACTGCTGCCTTTAGCTCGGGGCCACGCTGATCAATTGCGTTCGAGAATGCATTGATAAACGTAATAAGAGCGTTGAACGCCGCGTCGATGATTCCAGCCGCCATACTAGCCATACCGGTCAACCATGCATTAATGAGATTAACTCCGGCTTCGACCATCTGTGGGATGTTCTCGGCAAGTGTATTGATGATGCTGATAACCAAATTCAGAACGAATTGGAGTACCAGCGGAGTCAATTGCTGGAGGAAATCAAGAATCGAGGTTAGCCAGGAGAGCAGGTGAGCTGCGAATGTAGGCAGGTATCCATCGATAGCGGCGAGCACCATATCGAGAATCTCAAACAGCCTCGTGAGGATCGTAGGTAGGTTATCTACGAGCTGATCCAATAGGCTTACCACGAGCCCGAGAGCGGCCCCGATCAAACCTGGTCCCTGTTCGGTGATGATACGGATCAGTTCGATAGCGAGCTGCCTAACGCCATCACCCAAGACCTTGATAAGTTCGACAAGAGCCGGACCGAGGGCCTTAATCATGGCCTTCAGAGCCTTACCAAGAGCTGGGGCTGCGTTTCGAACAGCATTCGCTACACCTACCAGTGCTGCCTCAATTGCCGGGGATGCTGCCGCGATGATGGCTGCACCAGCTGCAATACCCGACGCGATGGCCACCATACCAGTACCGATAGCTGGTCCCGCCATACTGATCACGCTGATAAATGCCGTAAAGGCCATCACCAGAATGGTAATGCCAGCTAGAACTCCGACTACGGTCGCTCCGATAGCAGCGATAGCAAGCGCGAGAGCAAGAAGCCCTGGAGTCACAAACTGTGCGATCGCAGCTGCACCTAGCAGAATAAGCAGACCACCAGCCAGACCGAGCAGTGCAGTACCGATCTGCTCCATACTCATGCCTCCGATAATGGAAAGCGCACCAGCTAGGAGTAGAACTGCGCCAGCGAGCAACGCAACTGCACCAACACCTTCTAGAGAAGCTTCCGCGGAGTTTGCGGCATAGACGAGGCCTGCGATTACAAGACCCAGTCTAAATACAGCGCTAAGGTAATCGCCCCACGACATACTGGCAATCTCTTCCAGTGCCTTAGCTGCGATAAGCATGGCACCGGCCATGATAACCAAACTAAATACTCCGGTTAGAGATTTCACCTCGATGTTGTTCACGGTTAGCACCATCATGACCATTACGGCCGCCATTCCGAGGATACCTTGAATCAAGGTACCCGTTGGAATCGTGCCGAGTAGTGCCACAACACCAGCCAGAACGGCGATAGCCCCCGCGAGCTGGTTCAGTACCACTGCAGTGCCGACCATCTGCCCCAAGGAGTCCTTGCTGTCATCAATGTACTTGACGAAGGCAGCGATACCGGCCATTAGCAGGCCGACTGCGATCAAGCCTTGGGTGATTACTCCCGTGGGAAGTAAGCCAAGAAGCGCAACCGGCGCGACCAATAGGTTAATTGCGACTGCCATCCCTAGTAGCGCTGCTACACCGGAGACCATCTTCTTCTCTTTGGAGGCCAGCTTATCGACTACCCTCGCCATACCCTCGACCATGAGTCCGATGGCGATAAGACCCTGTCCGAGGGTCTTAACATCCATGGATCCCATGATAGCGACTGCGATAGACAGCACGAGTAGTGCGCCACTAAGCATGAAGAGAGCCCCAAACAGAGCACTCATCTTCTTAAGGTCAGTCTTGATCGCAAACAGGCTATTTAGAGCAGTAGTAAGAATCTTAGCCAGGACCCCGATAGCGATTGCGCCTTGAATTAGCTTGTCTGCCGGGAGCATAGCCAAGATGAATAGCGCTCCAACTAGAATCAAGATGGAGACGGCAATATCTCGCAGTGTCTTAGCCTTGATGGCTTCAGTCAGCGAGCTAAGAGCAGTCTTAAGCTCGCCAAACACACCGCTGATCTTACCCATAAGGCCGCTCGCTGAGTCGGTAATACTCTGGAACCCACCAAGTAGGTTCTGAAGAGTCTTGAAACCCATAGCAAGACCGCCACCAAGAAGAGCACCGCTTAGGATGTCACTCAGCGACATTTTCTTCAGACTATCGCCTAGGCCGATCCAGAAACCATAAATCATATCCCCGACGTTTTTTAGGGATGTTCCGATGTTCTTCTTGAATGAAGCGAATGCATCAGAGCTGGCCGCGAAGTCCTTAATTGCACCGAGACCTGACGTGAGTCCACCAATCAGAGTCGAGATCGCAGTCATAGCCGCTGTAGCTAGAGCTGTGAAACCCTTAGCTACCGATACTAGGACGGCGCCTAGAATACCGAAAGCATCGAATGCGCTTCGAACCGTCTGTGCGAACCCACCGAGAACCTTATTAAGTGTAGATCCAGATGTAGAGACCCCCTCAAGGATATTATCCTTGATATTCTTCAGTGTCTGTCCGAGCTTTCCGAATAGATCCACGACAATTTCGATAAGATCGCCCAGAGGTCCGAACGAATCGATCATCGTCATGAATCCGTTAGAGATTCCGGAGAACGCCGAGCTGAAAGTCAGTCCTTCGCCGATGCGCTTAAAGCCGTCACTAACTGCTTGGCCGAAATTCTTGACAGCGTCGACCTGAGGACCGAAGAAGTCAGCGATAACATCCCCAACTTCTTTAATCTTTTCGCCGAACCTCTTGAAGGCTTCCGAGACAGATTTGATGGTTTCATTCCAAGCTAGGAGTAGACCGGGCTTGGATTCTTCCCAGAAGCTGCCGAGAGCCTTGGATGCGTTACTGACTGCTGCCCCTAGACCCTTACCGAGGTTCTCGGTGATCGGCTTTATGGAATCACCGAAGGCCTTGACCTTCGCTGACCACTTAGGTCCGATCTCCTTAGCGACACCTTCCATAGTCTTATAGAAGGAGATACCCCAATCGGTCACGATCCTGGTGATCTTACCGAACGGGCTAGACGTGTCGTTTAGGAATGCCTCGAATGATCCGCCGAGTCCGGTAAGGCCTCCGATGAGCGGCCCGAATACATTCTTAGCGGCATCCTTAAGAACGCCGAAGAATTCTCCGATAGGAGGTAGGACGGCTTCAATGACTGTTCGGATTCCATTGAAGAATGGGGCGATTGCTACGCTCGTAAGCTGGACGAACCAGTCCGCAAGAGACTGAACCCAACCGACTACAGTGTTAAGGATAGACCCGAGAGCTCCGAGAATGTCAATGCCCCCGGTCATCTGGCCGAACCAGTTGGCGAAGACATCAATGATCTCGGAGATCTTACCTCCTACTTGTAGCAGGGGCTTGACTAGGGCTCCGATAAGGATCAGACCGATCTTGATAGCGGCGACGACCACTTGACCGATCGCTACTCCAAATCCGAGCAGAGCCTTCACTACTGGCCAGATGATTTGGGCTACCATTTTGAAGATTCGGCCAATGTCTGAAGCCATCTGGTCCGACATGATCAGCCAGTTGGCGATTTCATGGTGGAGGAACTTCGAGAATTGGAATAGTGCTGCGCCAGCATCACCGGTAAAGACATCCTTGACTGCCTTACCAATTGCAATGAGTGGCTTTGACACG